CATACTTTGCACATAAATATTGTAAGATCATTTCCTTGGATCAAGGCTTAGTGCCTTTTAAATTATATCCCTATCAAGAAAAAATGTTCGAGGCGTTTAATGAGCATCGGTTTAATATTGTACTGGCATGCAGACAGTCAGGAAAATCGATATCAGCGTGCGCATACCTACTATGGTTCGCTCTCTTCAACTCGGAAAAAACAGTTGCGGTTCTTGCGAATAAAGGGGCGACTGCTCGGGAGATGTTATCTCGCATTACGCTTATGCTCGAAAACATTCCGTTCTTCTTACAACCGGGTACTAAAGCCCTCAATAAAGGGTCTCTGGAATTTTCTAACAACAGTAGGATCCTCGCGGCAGCGACTTCTGGTAGCTCTATTCGCGGTCTATCTGTTAGCTTGCTTTACTTGGATGAGTTTGCATTCGTCGAAAGAGCTGCAGAATTTTATACGTCAACATATCCGGTTATTTCGTCTGGAACAGATACAAAAATCATAGTCACATCAACCGCTAACGGTATAGGAAACACCTTTCATAAGATATGGGAAGGTGCGGTACAAGGTGTGAATCAGTTTAAGTCTTTTCGTGTAGACTGGTGGGACGTACCTGGCCGTGATGAAGAATGGAAAAACGAGACAATAGCAAACACGAGTCAATTACAATTTGATCAGGAGTTTGGTAATACATTTTTTGGTACTGGTGATACACTAATTAATGCAGAAACTCTGCTATCTTTTAGAGCTAAGAATCCAATAAGAACTTTGGAAGGTGGTGACTTTAAAGTATATCAAGAACCTATAAAAGGTCATGAGTATATCATGACAGTCGATGTGAGCAAGGGAAGAGGACAGGACTACTCTACATTTAATTTAATCGATATTAGCACTAGGCCTTTTGAGCAGGTGGCTGTATATCGCAACAACACTATCTCTCCAATACTCTTCCCTAATATTATATATAAGTACGCGAAAATCTACAACAACTGTTATACAGTAATTGAATCAAATGATCAGGGTTCTGTGGTATGCAACGGTCTGTATCATGATTTAGAATATGAAAATGTCCACGTTGAATCTGCAATCAAGTCTGATAAAATTGGAATTGAAATAACACGTAAAACTAAGAGGCTTGGTTGTTCAGCCATCAAAGATATACTTGAATCTAAAAAATTAAATATAGTCGACGAACAAACAGTACTCGAATGTTCCACATTTGAAGCCAAAGGGCAGTCATATGAGGCTTCAGTTGGTAACCACGATGACTTAATGATGAATTTAGTACTATTTGGGTACTTTGTTTCTACTCAATACTTTGCTGACCTTACTGACATTAACTTAAAACAATTACTATTCGACCAGCGCATGAAAGAAATAGAAGACAATGTAGTGCCATTTGGATTTATCGACGATGGCACATCGCACATGGAAGTACTAGAAGGTAGAGAAAAAGATCATTGGCAAGTTAAAGAGTTTGATCCAGAACTCGGTAGTCCAGAAGGCGTATTTGACAGGGATCTGTAATATTATAAATAATAGCATAATTGAAAACAACCGTATTATGTTCACATATAATTAAAAGGAAGAAGCAATGGCACTCTTTACACCGTCTGAAAGTCCTGCGGTTGTTGTAAAAGAGATCGATCTGACCGGTGGTGTACCCAACGTTCAATCGACGACTGGAGCAATAGTAGGAAACTTTCGCTGGGGGCCAGCAGAACAGAGAGTTCTCGTTGACAACGAGGCCACTCTGGTAGATACTTTTGCTACGCCAGACTCAGCAAACACGGTTGACTTCCACTCAGCACAGTACTTCTTGCGGTATTCGAGTTCACTGCAAGTTGTGAGGGAAGTAACCTCAGCTGCTTTCAATTCAAGGGCTACACAAGGACAAAAGCGTGCAGATAGTGATGAAACACTAAATGCAGAGCTTGTCAAAAATTTGCCTGACTTTGAAGCACAAAAATCAGCACTCGATTCGGATTCACACACCTTTATCGGTAAGTATCCAGGCTCACTAGGTAACTCACTACAGGTACAAATTTGCCCATCAGACTCGGCAAGTTCAATCTTTTCAAGTTGGACATACGTTAATAACTTTGATAAAGCACCGTCTACATCTACTTTTGCATCTAATGAAGGTGCAACAGGCGATGAGGTACACATCGTGGTTATTGATAAAGAAGGTAAGTTTACTGGTACACGTGGTGAAGTTCTTGAAACATTCCCATTCTTATCAGTAGGTAGGAATGCTAAGAATCCTGATGGCACAAACAACTATGCACCAGACGTTATTAACGAACGTTCTGAATACGTTTGGATGGTAGACTTTGATTCTGATCACCTACAAGCCGGTGCAAGTACAGACATCGATAATGGTGATAATTTCACCATGACCAATCGTGCAATCAAAACATTTAACTTTAACGGTGGCGTAAATTCAGGCGCTCTAGGAACTGCAGAGTTCTTAACAGGCTTTGATCTTTTCGAAGATAAAGACCAAGTTGAAGTTGACTTCTTGATCGCACCTGGCATGACCAGTACAACCGATCAAACAACCATCGTTAACGATCTCGTCGCTACTGCACAGCAAACAAGAAAAGACTGTGTCGTAGTTGCATCACCAGCACGTGATGATATTGTTAACTTGACAAATGCAGCAACTATCAATACAAATGTGATTGCTACTGCCAATACATTTACGAATTCATCGTATCTCGTAATGGATGGCAATTATCTAAAGACGTATGATAAATACAATGACCAGTTCATTAGTATTCCTGCTGCATCATCTACTGCAGGTATCATGGCTGCAACTGACTTGAATAGAGCCGCTTGGTTCTCACCGGCTGGTTCACGTAGAGGACAATACTTAGGTATCACCTCTCTAGCATACAGCCCGAACAAGTCACAGCGAGATGCACTGTATAGAGCAGACGTAAACCCGATCGCAAATATTCCTGGCCAAGGCACAATTCTCTTCGGCGATAAGACAATGCTTGGAAGACCTTCAGCATTCGATCGAATCAACGTACGTAGATTGTTCCTTATTCTCGAAAGAGCGATTGGTAGAGCAGCACAGCAAGTAATGTTCGAGTTTAACGATGAGTTTACTCGTGCAGAATTTGTCAATATCATCGAACCGGTACTTCGCGAAGTCAAAGGTCGTCGTGGTATTACAGACTTTAGAGTAGTCTGTGATGAGACAAATAATACCGCTGCTGTTGTAGATCGAAATGAATTCATCGCAAACATCTTCATCAAACCGGCACGTTCAATCAACTACGTAACGCTTAACTTCGTAGCTGTCAGAACAGGTGTTGACTTTGAAGAAGTTGTTGGCACGGTATAAGGAGGTAGGTAAATGGCTGTTCTCGGTGTAGATGACTTTAAGTCAAAGCTGAGAGGTGGCGGCGCACGTCCTAACCTCTTTCAAGTAACAATCAACTATCCAGGATTTGCTGACGGTGATCCGGAACTCACATCGTTCTTGTGTGAGGCAGCAACTCTACCTGGATCAACGTTTGGTATCATTCCAGTCTTCTTCCGTGGAAGAGTACTAAAGATGGCTGGTGACCGTACATTCGCTGAATGGGGCACCACGATCATCAATGATACTGACTTTTCAATTCGTAACGCGATTGAAAGGTGGATGAACGGTATTAACGCACACTCTGCAAATACTGGTCTTACCGCACCAATTGCTTACGAAGCTGATCTGACAGTTGATCAGTTAGATCGTAACGGTGATAAACTCAAGACATATACATTCCGAGGTGCATATCCTCAGGATCTTTCAGAGATCGCAGTGTCATACGCTGATAACGATAACATTGAAAGATTCACATGTACTTGGGCATATCAATACTTCGAGTCTAACACTACAAGCTAAATAAATAAAGGGAGCCGGCAACGGTCGGCTCCCTATCTCTAACTAAGGAATTGAAATGGCTGAATATTCTGGTGCAGGTACCGAAGGCATTAAATTATTTGGTTTTGAAATAAAGAAAGCCAAAAAGAAGGAAGAACAAAAAGCTCCTTCCATTGTTCCGCCTCGAGATGATGAAGGCGGTAGTTACGCTACTGCGTCTGGTTCACATTATGGCCAGTATCTTAATCTTGGTGATGACGACTCAAAAGATAATTATCAACTGATTATGAAGTATCGTGGTAATGCGATGCACCCTGAAGTTGATATGGCGATTGAAGACATTGTTAATGAATCAATCACAGGTTCACAACTCGAACAAACATTAGACATTAACTTAGAAGATGTTGATGCACCTGATAGAATTAAGAAAGTAATTAAAGAGGAGTTTGATACGATATATGGTATGCTTAACTTCAAAGAGTTAGGCCACGATATATTTCGCAGGTGGTACATCGACGGTAGAATGTTTCATCACTTGATTATCAACGAAGCTCAACCAAAAGAAGGTATCGTTGAGATTCGACCTATTGACGCTGCTAAGATGCGCAAGGTTAAAAAAGTTAAGAAGAAAAAAGATCCTGTCACTGGCGCTAGCGTTGTTGAAAGCACAGAAGAGTTTTTCATTTATCAAGAAAAACCTGGCTCATCAACTAGTGGAGTAAAGATGACCAATGATTCTGTAAGCTACGTTACATCAGGATTATTGTCAGAAGATCGAAGAAAGATTATATCATTTCTGCATAAAGCATTGAAGCCAATTAATCAACTGCGTATGATGGAAGACGCGCTAGTGATTTATAGATTAGCTCGTGCACCGGAACGAAGAATATTTTATATTGACGTAGGTAACTTACCTCGAGGCAAAGCTGAACAATACCTTAAAGACATTATGGCAAAGTATAGAAATAAACTTGTGTACGATGCTAAGACCGGCGACATTAGAGATGATCGTAAACACATGTCTTTGCTCGAAGATTTTTGGTTGCCAAGACGCGAAGGTGGAACGGGTACTTCGATTGAAACACTACCTGGTGGAGAAAACTTAGGTCAGATTGACGACGTAATCTTTTTTCAAAAGAAAGTTTATAGAGCACTGAATGTACCTATTAATAGGCTAGAACAAGAAGCACAGTTTAGCTTAGGTAGATCTACAGAAGTTAATAGAGACGAATTAAAGTTTCAAAAATTTATCGATAGACTAAGAATGAGGTTTGCACACCTATTCTATGGTATATTGAAAAAACAACTTATATTAAAAGGTATTATCACTGAAGAAGATTGGGAAAACTGGAAGAACGACATTACAGTTGACTACATTCGTGATAACCACTTTACAGAATTGCGTGATATGGAAGTATTACGTGAAAGACTACAAACGATGGATATGGTACAACAGTATGTAGGTGAGTATTATTCTAAAGAATGGATTCAGAAGAACGTTCTAATGTTGTCTGATGAAGATGTAGAAAAAATGAATAAACAAATACAGGGTGAGAATCCTGATGAACCAGAACAACCGGAAGGTGGAGATGATAATGAGTGAAGAAGCAGTAGCAGAACCTGAAGTAATTGAACCAAGCTTTGAAGTAAAAGACTTGATTCAGCACGCTTTAGATCAAGACTATAACAAAGCTAATAAAGTATTTGGCGATATGATGGGTGTCAAAGTAAATGATTTACTAGATCAAGAAAAAATTAAATTGGCAGATCAAATCTTTAATGATGTAGAATCAGAGGAAGACGATGAAGATGACGAAGATTATACCCAAGGCGAACTTGACCTTGAAGGAGAAAGCGAGTCTGAATCGGAAGAATCGGGAGATGAGGAAGAGGTTGAAGACGAAGATGAGGAAGAGGACGTAGCCGACGAAGAAGAAGGTGATGTCTACGCCGATGACATTGAAGATGAAGTTCACGAAGAGTAAAAAAATTTCAATTTAAGAAATAAATTTTTATAAATAATATGGTAAAATGAAAACTTTTACAAATATAAGAGAATTAACTGGAAGAAAGCCTGAAGGACAATTAGTTGTCAATAAAAAATTAGGCAGAATCCAGATAATGATATACAAAGAACGTAACGGTTTTGTCACTTACGTTGATGGTGACAGATTGGATCGTTATAAAAGCAAAAACGAAGCCGAAAAGGCTGGAACTGCATTTATTAAGGCGCTAAAGAAATGAAACTTATTTCTGAATATACTGAAAATAATATCGAAGTTATTATCGAAGCCAATGAAAATGGCAAGAAAAAATATATTATTGAAGGTGTATTTGCGCAAGCAGAAACAAAGAATCGAAACGGTCGTATATATCCTATGGCAGTTATGGAGAAAGCCGTCGGCAAGTATGTCGGCGATCAAGTATCCAAAGGGCGTGCAGTAGGTGAATTAAATCACCCTGAAGGACCGACCGTTAACTTAGACAAAGTTTCTCACAAGATCGAAAGCCTTGATCTCAAAGGCAACGATGTTGTGGGTAGGGCGACTATATTGGAAACTCCCATGGGGCAAATCGTGAAAGGTTTACTCGATGGACAAGTACAACTAGGCGTCTCGACTCGTGGTATGGGAAGTCTGCAGAACAATGGTGCCGCAATGGTTGTAAAACCAGACTTTATTCTTAACGCGGTAGACATCGTGCAAGACCCATCAGCCCCTAGCGCATTTGTTAATGGAGTTATGGAGGGTGTTGAATGGGTTTGGAATAACGGAATCATTGAACCACAGGCTATTGAAATGATGGAGACTGAAATCAAGAAAGCTCCAAGGGCTGATCTCTATGAGACTCAGGTTCGTGAGTTTAAGAATTTCCTCTCGTTACTCAAATCTAAATGACAAAGGAGTCAATTAAATGACTGAAGATCAAAACATTGAAGATCAGGACATTGAACTCCTCGATGATGAGGACGAAAACATCGAGGAAGCTATGCATGGCCATGATCCTAAAAATGCTGAGGCTCAATCAGTCGCTTCTGTAGACAAAGCAGGTGATGCAACAGGCAATGCACCAAAGCGTAAGATGGCAGGCGGAACTGCTGCTGACGCAAGTAATGCAGAACCTATGCCCAAGCTTACTAAGATGGGTATGATCAATGCTATGTACAAAGACATGAAAAAGATGGACAAGAAAAAGCTAACTGCAGCTTATCATAGTATGAATAAAACTATGAATTCTAGTTATCACATGAATAGTACTTCCGAAGAA